GGACTAAACCAGCTGCAACAGAAATGAGATTTGGCTTCGAAGTTACTATGTACGTATGCAACAAGTAATTTCTAACTGATTTTAAAATCTGTTATAAAAGATAAGAGGGAGCTTTGGCTCCCTTTTTTATTAAAAAAATTATTGTACATTAATTAGAAAATAATATATAATTATTAATTATGGGAAAAGAAGAATTTATTATGTTAGGAGTAGTAATTGCGATTGCATATGTAATTACATTTCTATTAGGTTAAGGAGATTATTATCGCTATTAATAAAAGATTTTCAAGACGCACTAAACCACAAGAAGAAGCAAGAGGCTTAAAAGTTCTTGTACCTGAAGGTGGATTTGAACGTGCAATGAGGAAGTTTAAGAAGAAGATTCAGGAATCTGGCTTACTTCAAGAACTACGTGAACGTGAACAATATGAGAAACCAACTACTCGTAGAAAACGGGCTAAGAGCCAGGCACGTAAGAGATGGTTAAAGAAAGTAGCTTCTCAAACACTACCTAAAAAATTATATTAATATGGCAGCAAAGAACGATATAACCGGTGATTCAATTCAAACTAGAGGGCCATCGAAATCATATGCTGATAATTATGATTTGATCTTTGGTGTAAGATGTTTAAAATGTAAATTTAAACAGAATATGGATTTAGAACCACCAGTCATTATTTGTCAATCATGTGGAGAATTATTATGAAAGAACGTGACCCTAGTAAACACATAAGAGAAATTAGTGTAGATAAAGCTGCTGAAACTGCAGGCGGTGTTTATTCACTTATTGTCTATGCATCAATGCATGCAAGAGAAATTGCTAAAAGAAGAAATAAAATTGATGCAAAACATAAAAAATTGCATGATTATGGCTTAAAGCCAATTAATCAAGCTTTAGATGATTTCCAAAACGGAAATATATAAATAGATTTGTACATGCCATTTGGGTGTACATTTTATTAGTCTTGCTTATTAAAGGAGAAAACTATGACTAAAATTCATTTTGGGCATTTATACCCATCAACCCTCGGCTTTGACAGAATGTTTAATACTTTGGAAGCTATGCTTGACACAGTTCCAGATACTTCTGCCAAATTCCCACCTCACAATATTATTAAATTAGACGATCAGAAATATGTTGTCGAATTAGCTGTTGCTGGTTTCGATGAAGACGAAATCGATATTACAGTTGAAGATGGCATATTGAAGATTGCAGGTGAGAAAAAAGAAACCGAAGATGAAATTGAATACCTACATAAAGGTATTGGCACTCGTTCTTTTACAAAAACTATTAAATTAGTTGATACTGTAGAAGTTCATGGTGCTCAATATAAAAATGGTATTCTAAAAATTGGTCTTGAGAATGTAATCCCTGATCACAAAAAACCTAAAAAGGTTGAGATCAATAAAAAGGGTGTTAAGTTCTTTAAACAAGATCTTTTAACAGAAGAGAAGTAGCGATAGGGGAGCTTCGGCTCCCCATTTTATGGAGAAAATATGGAAGTTTATGAAGTAGTAAATGATGTGTTACCTGATAGGAATCTATATCTATTAGATTTTTATGCAACATGGTGTAATCCATGCAAAATGATGGCAAAAGTATTAGAAGACATGGAAAGTGATGTTCCTGTTTATAAGGTAAACATTGAAGAAAATATGGAACTTGCCAAAAAATTTAATGTGCGAGGTGTACCAACCCTTGCTATGATGAAAGACGACGAAGTTTCAGAACAAAAATCAGGATTCATGAAAGAATCAGAATTAATAGCATTTATTGAGAGCAATAAATAATGATGTTATCATATCCAGTTGTAGTAAAAGGCAATTATGCTATTAAGCTATCAACATGGAATGGCAGCGTTATAGCCGTTGCAGATCATTTAAAAGATCCAACAAAATTTTTTATTAAACATTTTACAGACATAGATGATGGTGCAGCATATTTAGATTTTATAATTGAGAAGGATTTAAGAGATGGCGGATATTAAAATATTTAAATTAATGAGTGGTGAAGAACTACTTGGTGAAATAAAAGAAACAAGTGACGAAGGTATTGTACTTAAGAATGCTGTATCAATTGTCTATCAACAAACTGAAAAGGGTTTAGGCGCAGGTCTAGCTCCATTTATGCCATATTGTCAAGATCCGGTGACAATCAAAGACCATGCTATAGCTTCTAGCGGTGAACCAAATAAAGATATGCTAAATCAATATAATACAATCTTTGGTTCTGGTATTGTTGTCGCAGGCGCTAACGAGATGCCTGAGGTTAAGCTTACTAAATAAATATATTAATGCCGTGAGAAAGCCCCACAGGGGACACACGGTGCGATCAAATTTGTTACAATTTATTTACAATTTTTTTCATAAAATTGTTTACTTTAATTAGGAAACAGGATATAATGTACCTAATTGATAAACAAATGGAGAAGATTATGGATATCAGCAAATTAAAAACAGTTACTCTAAATGGTCCAGAAGATGGCCATGAGATTGCTTTCATTGTAGATAAAACTGCGTACATTGTAAGAACTCACGGTATGAGTGAAGCAATATTTAGAATGAAACGTGAATTTGGTATTCAAACTCATGAATGGATGTTATCATGTGACAAAGCGGTTTTAATTCCTGGAATTTGGGAATATCAAATGGCTGTTTGCATTAAAGGTATGAACGAAGATCAAGTTGCAGATCTTGCAGATCAATTAAAACTTAATGCGGAGGCTGCATAATGATTGATATTGACAAAATAATCAAAAAAGAATATACTAGACATGGTGGTGCCTTTGATCGTGGAGCTGCTGATTCATATTATCACCGCCCACCAGATCCACATTATTATGCAGAAGGCACAGGTACCTCTGAAAAAATAACTGATCTAACGCAGGAGGAACGTGCTGCCTATCAAGCTGGTTATGACTATAACGAAGAATATGGAGGCAAAAAAGAATGGTAGACCATTTAGAGTGGCGCTGTTTTTGTCGTGAAAAATACTATGAATATTGTGAAGAACAGAGAATGTGGGGACTCGGTGCTAAAGTAGTGTGCATGGAACAATACTTTGCTGAAAATAGATGGTACCTAAAAAAGTTATATAAAAGTATGTACATTAATTAATTAACGTGATATAATAGTTTTATTATGATGATATATGTGAAAAATACTTACAAGCCAATGCGCAAATCTAAAAAGCGTATTGATCAATCTAAACGCCCAACTAAGGCTAAGATTATACCTATTGAAACACACTTCAATGTTGTGGCTTCAGGTGTTGTACATCGTGAAACTCCACAGTACAAAAGCCTTGATACACATGCTGGTTCAACGGCAAAAAAACCTATTCAAGAATATACTGGCACAAACATGCTCGGTATTGGTCAACTGCACAAATCAAATTCTGTGCCAGTATTTCGTAAGCAAGATGCAGAAGATCAAGCCAAAATGAGGAGAAACTAGATGAAACTTAGAAACATAGCCGTTACAGCCGCGGTGTTATTAGCAGTTGGCTGTGCTTCACAACAAGAAAAGGTATCATTAATTGATAATCCACTTGAAGCTAAACCAGATATCAAAGCACAAGAGGTAGCATTTCTAGAAGATAATGGTACAATCTCTCTTGAATTTGATGAAACTGGTGCTGATTGGTTAACAATTGAATCTACCGGTACTTCACCAATTACATTCAACCACGCAAACTCTCGCGAAGAAGCAATGACTGTCGCATCAATGAGAGCACGTGCAAACTTAGTTGAATTCTTAAATAATACCATTAAGACAGAAAAGTTTATTGAGAATGTTTCAAAAACAATCTTAAACGATTCTTTAACTAATGGTACTAATACAGTAACTCAACCTTACACTGAAACAGATATTTTTGGTGATGAGTCTACTGAATTGAAACCAACTGACTTAGTGAATAATGTAGAAGAAAGAAATCGTTCTACTAAAGTTGCTCAGCAAGTTAGTCAAACAATTCATGAAAGTACAAATGGTATTCTTAAAGGTGCTTTAATTACACAACGTAAAGTTGATCCAAGTATCAACATGGTTGCTGTGACTGTAAGAGTGTCTAAGAAATCAATTAATGCTGCTCATAAAATACGAGCTCAAATGGAAGGTCAGTAATGTTTAAGTTTATTATTGGATTTGTATTAGGATTCTATGTAGCAATGTATGGTGTATCAGCAGTGCTAGACAAAATAGTTGATACAATCAATAGTGCAAAAGAATATGTAGAACAATATGAAGAATCTGATAAAACCAATACTGCTGAGCCTGATCTTCTCGTTTAGTTTCTCTCTAGCCCAACCTCTACAACAAGATATTACTCAAGTTGTAGAGGCCAGAGGTTATGGACCAACTCAAGAACTGAGACTAAGAAAAGCTAAACTAAATGCTTTAGGAGAAGTTGTTGGAGCATTTATTATTGGCGAATTGTCATACCGTTCTGATCGAGATAAGATCTTTGAGAATATTAAAGAATATTATGGTGGATATATTGAATCATATCAAATTATCAAAGAAACTTCTGAATACATCGACATAAAAGCAATTGTTCGTGTAGTTAAAGATAATAAAGTTTATATTCAAGGTGATAATGAGATTGATATTGAAGATGAACTGAATAACTATAATAATAAACGAGAAATTATAGATCATTTAGATGATCCGTTACAAGCATTTCATGTAAAAGTAAATGGTATTCATATTGAACCACAACCACATACTATTCGATTTAAAATTAATAGTCATGTTATGTGGCAACCTAAATGGATATCAGACCTTGAAACATTTGTAACTGAATTTACAAGTAAAGGTAAAACGTCTCAAAATATTAATATAAGAATGGTATCACAGAAGGGATATCAACCAGGCGTAGGTATAATCCAATCATTATTTGAATCTAAACCACAACAAAGTGATACACCGATGGTGTGCTTTGCTGAAAATTCTGGTAATAATGTAGATCAATGTAGAAATCTAGCAGGTGGATTTATGAATATGCCAAGATATAGTGAAATGCCAATAGATGTAAAAGGCTATAATAAAGACGATGAATTAATATTTACAAAGAAAGTTTTAGTAAAATCTACAAACTTATATGAATCAGTGTATCGTAATCAAACTAAAAAATACTTTTTAACTAAAAGAACGTTTGATCAACCAGCATACATTGTTTATAAAAAAGGAAATACTGAATTCAATGTTATTGTAGACGTCAATAATAATATTGCAGAACAAATTAAAAAATTTAAATTGGAGGCCTCGATATGAAAAAGAAAGACAAACCAATCTTTTATAAAAATGAAGTTAACTATACTCGTGGTGGTATAGTAATACTTGTAATTTTATTAATTGCATTTTATATTATTGGTTAAAAGTTGTATAAATAATTGCTGGATCAAAAGTCCAATTATTAACTTATTTCTCAAAAGGAAAACTAAATGAAAGAATATATTGTATATGCGTGGATTATTGCTGCGTATAATGGTGACCCGGTTATTGTAGGTAAATTTGAAAATTGTGGTGAAGGAATGCATACTGTAGAAGTAATGTATCCTGATGCAAAAGCTGCTCATTGTATTACACCAGATTTAACACCACCTGGCGGCGTTAAAGAATAATGAGCCCTGAAGAAATTTATGAAGATATGTTAAAGATGTTTGGTAAGTTACCACATCCTGACCATGAACCAAAAAGATGTCAATGGTTTATGAAAATTTATAAATATAGGAAAGGCCAAAAGCCTAAAAATTAATTCTCAAAAGGAAAACAAAATGGCAAGCTACTTTGAAAGTGGTTTTACAGTTCTGAAAGAACTATCAAAAGACAAAGCGTTAAAAGATCAAGAAGAAAGACTTGAAGAATTGAGAGATATATATGATGATATGTTTGATGCATGTAAAGGCGATAAAACGTGTACTAAGCGTTTTATTGATGCTTACAGCGACTGCGATTAGTGCTCAAAGTTTTAATGAAATAATAGTTGATACATTTACTATAGAAGAATATGCTGAATGGTTAAGTGTAAAACAAAAGTTTCAAGCAAAAGAATCTCAACGTAAAGAACAATTCATTTCTTGCATAGAGTCTGGACAAGACAAAAGACTATGCAACGATCCCCATTATTGCCTCTATCCAAGCAACGAAAAAGCTGATATTTGTTACAATTCTGTTACAAAATAGTTGTGTACATTAATTACCGTTTTTGATATAATATACTTATAAATTGATTAAACGGAGAAGATTAGATGGCATATTTAGAAAGAAAAACTAAAAAAGAATTAGAAGAAATCTATAACAGCACAGAACGTAGATTTAGTAATGGTACACAAGGTGAATTTGCTCGCCGCGGTGTTAAAGTTTTAGAAAAAAATGATTTCTACATCAGAGAAGATGGTTCAGTTAGATGGATTATGTCAGATAACATGGTTCCAAGCGACATCATGGAAATGGCAGTTGTTGATGGTACACTTACTATCGATCAAAGAAACAAAGCTGAAGAACTTAGAATTATTGAAGACGAACTTTATCTTAGAAACTACATCAACTTCCGTCAAAAACATGGTTACTCAGAAGAAGAACTAGCAGAAATCAACGCTGAGTTTGGTGACGATGAGCCAGTAGACATCTTTACTGGTCGTGAAATCAGAACAGGAAAGTTTGTACTATAATGGACTTATTTGAATTTTTAATATGGTTTTACAGCTGGTTTTTTGGTCTTACAATTCCAGCTGTAATTTTAGTTTATTTGTACTCAAAATATGAAAAAAAGAGTGTACATTAATTCGAAAACAAGATATAATATACTTATAAATTGTTAAAGAGAGAGAAATTATGAAAAGAACATCAGATAAATTTTTAGTAAGATTAGATACACAAAGTGCTGACGATATGATCAGACTTCAAGAAATTCGTAAAGCAATTTCAATTATAAACGCGACTAGCACTCAAAAGTTTAGAGTTGACGTTAAAGGTCGTAAACCTATTCAAAAAGGTGTTATTAGAAATCGCATTACTGGACGTGTAATTGCATCAGGCAGTTACGGTTACGGTGGCAACATCATTGGTGGTTTAGCAAATGCTAAGTTCTATGATGTTTACATTAGAGAGGTGAGATAATGAACTCAACAATTATTGCTCTAATGTTAGTCACATCACAAGGCGCTACAGAACTAGCAACATTTGACAGTGAACAAGAATGCATGGCCGCAAAAGCACAGATTACTTCTTCAGATAGTTTCTGTTATAAACGTGGACCATTTGATCCTCAAGATTCACTAGATCAAATGTCAAATATTTTAACACAGATGGCTAAAGGATTAAAAGAAGCCATGAAGGAAATGAAAGAGAATGAATAAACAAGAAGTTATTGATTGTATATTAGATAACAAAGAAATTATCTACTTAGTTGCTGTATTACTTACACTTGTATTTTTACTTGTATCACATGTAAAATACGCAACAGCATTACAAAGTTGTACAGCAAAAATTGAACAGTATAAACAAGACGAACCTAAGCTCGATGTGGGTGAAGGTGGTTTTGATACGTGGGAATCTAACTTAATACCGAATGGCTGAAGTATACGATATTATAGAAGAACTAGCATCTAATAACTCTCGAAATTTTAAGATTGAAGTATTAGAAAAGAATGTACATAATAATGTATTGAAGACTGTAATACATAAGGCACTAGATCCTTTTACACAGTTCTATATACGTAAGATTCCAAAGTACGAACCAAAAGGAAATGGTTGTATCATGGAAGCAATGAAAGAGTTGTTTCTATTAGAGAGTCGACAAGTTACTGGTAATGCGGGCATTGAGCACCTCACTCAGATCCTCAATAATCTCTCTCCAAAAAATGCTAAGGTCATTGAGTTGATCATAGCAAAGGATTTGAAGTGTGGTGTTTCAACCGCAACAGTTAACAAAGTCTGGCCAGGTCTCATTCTAGAATATCCAGTTATGCTAGCATCTAAGATGGAAGAAAAAACACTATCTAAAGTAGATTGGCCAGCATATGTACAACTTAAACTCGATGGTATGAGATTTAATGCTATTGTTAAAGAAGGTAAAGTTGAATTTAGGTCTCGTAACGGTAAATCAATACAATTACATGGTCGTTTAGAAGAAGATTTTAAGAAGATGGCTGGTGAGTTTATGGATGTTGTCTTTGATGGTGAACTTGTAGTAGCCGGAGATGATGGTCTATTAGATCGCCAAACAGGTAATGGCATACTCAATAAAGCAGTAAAAGGCACCCTGAGTGAACCAGAGGCTGACCAGGTGCGTGCTGTTGTATGGGATTATATTCCATATATGTATTTTGTAGATGGTGAATGTCCTATGCCATATAGTGAACGATTAGATCGTATTACAAACACCTCAGAGAAGGTCCAGCGCATTCATACCTATACTGTGGATAATATTGACGAAGCTAATGAAATCTTTCAAAAGTTCTTAGATCAAGGTGAAGAAGGCATAATGCTTAAGACAACATCTCATATATGGGAAAATAAACGATCTAAGCACTTAATTAAATTTAAAGCTGAATTAGACTGTGATCTTAAAGTAGTCGGCTATCAGGAAGGCACAGGGAAGTACCAGGGACAGATGGGTGCATTGATATGTGAATCTGAAGATGGACAATTACAAGTTAATGTAGGAAGTGGATTTAATGATGAAGATCGTAAAAAACTTACAAAGGAAGTTGTGGAAGGCAAGATTATTACTG